GCCCTGCGGCACCATGCCCATGTTCTTCACGGCGTTGATGTCGTTATCCGCAGTGCCAACGCGCAGCGTCGACTTGAGGATACGGTCAGCCGTAAACATGAGTTCCTTCGGGATGATGAGCTTCAAGCCCTGAACAGCGATCTTCAGGCCGCGCTCGTCGATGAACGCAGCGATGTCGATCAAAGCCTGCTCAAGCGAGGTCTCGCTCAGGTCAGCAGCCGTGGTGAGCTCGTTCTTCAGATCCGGACCCGAGAGGGTCGGGTGATCGAGCGCACACAGCGGCTTTCCGTCGCCGCCGATCGAGGTGTCGAACGCGCCGTTGAGCACGCTGGCAGCCTTGATCTGCTTCGTCTGAGCCATCGAACGAGCCAGCGCCTTGGTGTAACGCGCCGAGAGCTTGTCGTAGAGGTTGTCCTCAACGGCTTCCTCGGTGAGCGAAAACGCCAGAGCGACGGTCTCGTGGGTGTAGCGCGAGGTGTAGACTTCCTGCGCCTGGTCGTATGCAACGCCAGAGCCTTCCGTCTTCACCGGAGCTTCACCGAAGCCCGACTCCATGACCTCTTCTTCGAACGCACGATCCGAGGTCTCCACCGAGTAGATCTCGGCGTGCTCGTTCTCGTAGTTCTTGTACTCAAGGCCGAACAGGGCATTCAATCCCGGCTCGAGTTCCTTGACTAATTGTGCACGTGAAATAGCCATTTTTTATGCCCCTATAAATCAGGTTACGGCCTTGACGCCGGTGCTGCCGTACAGGTGCTCGTTGATTTTCACAACGACCACGGCAAAGTTCCCCAGCTCGTTGCCCGGAACATTCCAGAGACCAACGATCTTGAGGTTGAGTGCCGCCGTATCAGCGATGGTGGACGAATCCAATTCCATCGTCGACACGCCCGTGGTGCTGCTGCCGCCCGTTCCAACGACGTCAGCGTTCTTGCCGATGTCGGCCTGAACGATGTCTTCGTCCGCTTGGATCAGGAACAACTGACTCGGGTCGTCGATCACGTCGGCAATGATCTTGCCGGAGGTGATGTTGACGCTGCCCGGATAGTAGTTCTTCCAAGTCGGCTTGCCAGTCGTCGGATCGACATAAAAGCAGCCGTTGAACACGCCAAGCGCCGCAGAGTGCGTAGCCGGGACGAACTTAACGACATAGCCGTTCACGATCGTCACCAGGTCGCCCTGATAGATCGCACCGCTTTGGTTATCCTCAATCTCGTAACCGTACTGCTTCTGGGACCCAGTTGCAGACAGATTGCCGAGAGGACGGAGACCAAAGGCTTTATCTACGTTTGCCATTTGATTAATCCTCTGAAAAAGTTATTCACTGGTTCCTTTGGAACCGCCGAATGAAACACGGGATCTGCGATTCGGTCGCTCAATGACCATGCTCGAATGAGCATTGCTTTTCATGAGCTCGTTATCAGCAGCCTGCATTTGGTCGCTCGCCTTGCCTCGGTAATGCGCATTGCGCTCTTCGACCGTTTCCTCGGGAATACGAGCAAGGAGAAGGCCTCCCACGCTGATCACGCCAGCATGTCGACCATCGTCCGACGTTGGAACCGGGAAGTCAGGGTACTCATCCGCACGAACCAGCTCGTACCCCTCACGGAGACGACCTGCGATGTTCGTACGATCTTCTACCCCACCTGCCGAAGCTCGGATCCAGCGGTGCTTGTAACCTACAGGGGCCGGAGGCGCATCCAAGCGAGAAGGCGGAGCCCATGGCTTACGTCGCGCAGACTTTCCACGAGCATCAGCTTCTCGGGAAGTGCGATTAAGGGTTTTAACGTCGCTCATGTTTCCTTACTCCTTCACGTACTTGGCGTATTCCTCAAGGGGAACGCCCAGCTTTTTAGCAATTGCCACTTGACTAGGGGTCAACTTGACAGTGCGGCGTGCAGAATTATTGATCCCAGAGGATCGTGAGGCAGGCGCAACCGTCTGCACGTTACGGTTTCTGCTCTGCGTACCAGAGCCGTTATCCCCAAACTTCTGGGGAAACGCATCTCTTATACGTTTGTCAAGTTCATCATAGTACTCGTCAGAGCTGGGGTCAAATCCCTCAGCTTGGATCAACTGACGATGAATTCCCCAAGCAGCGTGGGTCATGACGGTATCCCGCCCATACCACTTGTTCCGCTCGGCCCAGTCCTCCACACGAGGATCGACCTGCCTGGGCTGCTGTTGCTGCACAGGCTGGGCGGCTTGCTGTTGAGCGGCAGCCTGTTGCTGCGCGGCCCACGCTGCTCGCTGCTGGTTGGCCATGTCGATCTGGTTCTGCTCGTACGTGAGCGAAGCCAGGCGCTGTTGGGCCTCGGTCTCCGTATCCACGTCGCCCTCTTCACGGGCCTTGCGGATAATTTGCTTGAGTGCCACAGCCTGCGTCTCAACGCGGCCCTTGGCCTCCGTCAAACGCTCTTCGTCACTCCTGAGATACTGCTGCTCAAGCTGCTGCGCACGAGATTGCACCTGCTTGGCATATTCCAAGGCTGCCTGCTCACGGCGCTGCGTCTCGCGCAAGCGCGCGGTCAGCTTGTCGATACGCTTTTTGACGTTATCGCTGTACTGGTCAAGCTCTTTCTCAGGGGCGGCAGACTCGGCTTTGGTCGGCTCAGAAGTTTCTGGAACGACCTTTGCCTCGCCTGTCTCAGCCACCTCCACGGTGGCAGGAACTTCGTCCTCGCCCACGTTAAATTCTAGCTGTTCGTTCATACAATCTCTCCGTTACCACATGTGAAGGACGTCTTCGGGATCGGCAACCTTGCCGAGCACCTCGTCGTCGTTGATCAGGCGGATCTCGCCACCGTCGATAGGAATGCGCGCGCCGGCGTAACGGCCAAAGATGATCCAATCACCGACCGCGCACCACGGGCCGGTGGGAAACTTTGACTCGTCGTTGTAAGCAAGCGGACCTACCTTCAGGACGTAGCCGCACACCGTGCTGACCTGCTGCTTGCGCTGAGTTTCTTCGGCAAGCGCGATACCGCCCTTCGTCTTCTCCGCACCACGGTACGGGAGAATGGCGATACGCCAACCGGTCGGTGTTGGAATGCGGTCCAACACGGACTCGTCCAACTTCTCCGGCTTTAGGCCTTCACTGGTGTACGCATCTTCCAGAGTCGGGACTCTGGTGGCTTCCTCTTCCTGCCACTTCTTTTCCAAAGCGGTCAGCTCTTTGACTTTCGTGCTCATAAGTCTCCTGTCAGGTTAAAACCGGTCATCCGAATGCTTCTTCAGCAACTCTTTTACGGAATCCTCAACCAGCTTTAACCCTTCGAGACGACCCATCATGAAGCGATAACGCTCCATGTCGGCAATGCTGCCGTTAAGGACGATGCTCTCAGAGCTCTCACGGAGCTTTCTGATTTCTCTCAGTACTGCTTCTGCAAATTCAAGCATGGTGGGGTTCCATGAAAAGCAGAGGGTAGTGCGCACCCTCTGAGGCGCTTCAACTTAGTAAATCTTGACTGGACGATTACCGTCCTTCTTCTTGACGGTCTTCACAGCGCCCATGACGCCGCCTTTGCCCATCTTTCGCGACTTACCGGCCTTCGCATACGCAATGGCTGCGGCTTGCTTGGTCGCTTCCTTCACGCTGCCAGGCTTGCTGGTGCCGATCTTGCCCTTCTTTTTGAAGGAACCGACCATCTCACCGATGTTGGAGCTAATCGTCTTTTGGCTTGAGCCACGTTTGAGCGGCATATCAACCTCCTTGCCGTGATGCCTGCAATTGCAGGCGTTCTCGATCGATCTGCGTTGACTGTTGCAGCTTCTGCTGCTCGAGTTGCAACTTTTGTTCGTTGAGTCGGATCTTCGCCTGATCGGCAGCAGCGCGCTGCTCGATCTCCTTCTCTTTGAGCGCGACCAACGGGTCTTCGCCACCGCCTGCGGTGCCAGCAATCTGGTCCTGCATCGTGCGAACTTCCTGCATGTACTGCGCGACCTTGATGGCAACCATGCCTTCCTTCTGGATGGCCGACACCATGCGATCCGGATCCGTTCCGTACAGCTTGAATAGATCGGCCTCGACGTCTTCCTCGGCCTTCAAGCGCACGTGTTCGAGAACGTGCTGCTGTAGCACCATCGCGGCCATCGGATTGCCTTGAAGAATCGGCGAGAGGCCCATCATCAAGTGCGTTGCAATGTGCGCATCGTGCTGCTGACCAGCAAACGCCTTCAACTGCATGCCATTTAGCACCGAAGCGTTCTCGGTCGCGGGATCTCTCGGCATCTGCGTGTGCTGCGGCAACAAAATACCGTCGATATCACGTACGTTGAGCGCCGCGTACACGCGGTAGTACGCCTCGTACATGTTGTGCATCTGCGGCGCGCCTTGGGCGAGCTGCAACTGCATTTGTGCGAGCTGAATACGCTGCGCGGTGCTGAAGATGTTGGGATCGGCAACCGGAAGCACCGACACCATCTTGTTGAAGTCAGCGCGCTTGATCTTGCGGCTCGCACCCGGCACTTCGTACGGGTACTCATCCGGCAGATACTCGGCAAAGCCTTCGAACAGCAGCCGGAACTCCATCGACTGTGCGTAGTGCAGTCGCTTGTGGATCGCCGACATGACCATCGAGCCACGCTCAAGCAATGCGAGCGTCGTTCCGACCTGCGCGTACTGGTTTCCGTCACCAACCTGCATGTCCGCAGTGCTGGAGAGGCGCTTACCGGCGTCAACCAAGAACCCAAGCAGCGCGAACAGCACCTGACTCGGCTCTTTGTACGGCAGCGGCAAGAGGGACGACGAAAGTTCCGCGCCACCAGCGTCAATGTCGCGCCATTCGCCCGGCTGGATCGGATCAGAATCGTCCGCGATTCGCGCGCCACGGGCTTTGAAGCCAGCAGGCAGGTTTGCGAGCGTGCCGGCGTCAATTAATTGACGAAGTGCGGTCGTTGCAGACTTCGAAAGGCTGCCGACCAAGTGCACAAAGCCCAAACCGTACGCGCCAGGGCCTTCCACAAGCACGTAGTGCACGTAATAGTTGCGACGACGCTTGAGCGGATCGTCTTCCTTCCAGTTTCGGCGCACACCAACAACACGAAGCGTGTCATCGGCCAGCGTAACGACGTACGGGAGCTTAATTTTGGTCGGATTGCCACTCTCGTCCAGGTCTTCAAAGCCCGGAATGTCCAAATCGACCAGCATTTCCAGCAAAAACACTTCGCCAGCGCTGTCTGTCGGCTGAACACCGACCACTTTGTCGATCGCAGCCTGAATTTGGCTCGGATCAACAGGCGTCGGCTCCAAATCCACCGGCACATCGAGGTATTCGCCAGCCAAAACACGCTTGCGGAACTCGTTGGAGTCCATCGCAATGCGATGGGTAAGGCGCGGACACTGCGAAATGACACTCGACCCGTTGTACGGGATGTAAATGTCGTCGGCCAAGCACAGTTTGGACACCATTCGGCCCAACTGAGCGTCGTAATAGACCTTCTTGAACGTCGAACCACCGTATCCGGTGTAGTACAGGAGCTGATCAAACTCCGGTGTGTACTCTTCCATCACCGTGGTGATCTGATAATTCATGAAATCCTGCACGCGCGAGGCCTGCTGGAACTTGTCCACGGTCTCTTTGCCCAGAATTTGCGTGCGGACGGGACCGCCAGCCGGCATCAGCTCACGGAAAGCCTGTGCCTGGAACTGAATGATCGCCTCTTGCAGCATCGGATGCGTCGCACCCGAGGCACCACGGAAGGGTTTCGTGCGCTCTTCCATGCGCAACCCCAGCAGATCCAGCCCCTTGGCGTACATCTGCTCCCAATCCGAGCGCGATCCCTTGTCGGCCTCGAACATCGAGGCCACGTCGATCGAAATACGGGCCAAGGCTTCCGGCTCAAGGACCTCGGCCAGGTTCGCATAGAAGTCCACTTCCTGCGCCTCGGCCTCGCCAATCTCCACTACCGCGCTGCCATCGTCCTCAAGAACGATCTCAATGTCCGGGGCAGCCGCTTCCTCGTCCGCTACCACGATGATGTCGGTGGCAGGGGCTTGGTTAATAGCTTTATCAATTGGCATGTTGATATCCTAACGTGTTGTCGGCGCGGATGCTACCGTTAATCTTCCGTCTTGCGGACAAAAGTTACTGAACCATCCTCGTTTTGTATTCGATCAAAATTCTGCATTAAATTCTGTCGAGTGCCAAAGGCTAGGCCTTTAAGGTCTTGCTTGGGGTTTTTAAAAGTTACGCGTTCCACGGCCTTTGGCGCAAAAACATCCGCCTGGTATTCCTGTCCCCCAATAACGCCCGTCCCTGGTTTTCTAGAAAGTTCTCCGCTAACAGCATTTGGACGAAACTGTACTAGTACGCCCTTGTTGCTACCCTGCCCAAGAGCTAGGGTTGGATCGTCGGTTACAAACACGTTGTTGTAGCCAAACGTGCGGTCGTCTCTCAAAAAGTCGTTTAAACCGGACGATGATGTTTCCCTGAATAACGGCTTGCCTTGCGCAATGACTCTGGGTTTTATGCTGGTAGGCCCTAGTGGAAACCGTTCAATTTGGTCAACTCGAGGAAAACCACTAAAGGCTTTTTGGCCTTCGGGTCCTTCACGAGAAAGGATCTTTACCCTTTTCTCTTCACCCGGAAACACCACAAAGTTACGTGTGCCTTTGTCCGGCCCTCGTGAAACGTCATCTAGCCACTTCGACCCAGGAATGCCGTAGCGTTGCAATACGGTGTTTGCTTCTGCCACGTCCTTGAAAATTCCACCAAACTCACGCGGAACGGCAACAAGGCCATAGCCGGTTAGCGGCGTCTTTTGGAATCTCCTGTCCGAAGTCGTCAACAAGAGACGCAAGTACTCGGCGCTTTCCGTTGGCAACACGCCGTCGTCAGCGATTCTTAGCAACGTATCACGGATCTTTGACTGATTCACGATCGGAGCATCCAGGTCAATCATTTTCTCAATCATCGGATCCGGCAAATCGACCGTGTACATATACCCTGGATGCCGTTTCTCTCCCGTCTTCATCACCGGGCTGTACTTCATTCGATAGCGTTGAGCGACTTTCGGGTTCTCGGCGATATACGTGCCCGGCCCACGGTTCTGCTGTCCGACCCCGCTGCTCATCTTTGAGATGTCAAACTCCCCTAACGGGTTGTCCGGTGTCGGCGCAAACTTAGCCGGAGAACCCTGATACGCCTGAATCTCGCTCATGACTGGGGCACGACGAAAGCTAGGTCCAGGAGTCAGATTCTCCGCCAAAAACTTCGTCATGCCAGCGGGACTCGAGACGGCTTCTTTGCCGTACTCGGCCAATGCTTTCGCCGCACTCTTTGCGGTCTTTACCGGCTCCTTCGCCGCACCTTCGAGTGCCAGCACTGCCGCATCGTACGCAGCAGTGTCATAGGGATCAGCCGTGCCGCGCAGCCCTTCCGGGCTCTTTTGGCGCTGACGCTCCATGAAGCCACGAAATACTTTGTAGACCTGCTCGGGCATCTGCGCGAGCCCTTCGTACACATCGACGATGGCCTCGCCACCGACTTGTGACAAGAACTCCGGATCGTACTGACGCGGATCGCGCCACGTTCCCGCATTAGGATCAGCCGGCTGCGGCTTACCGCTCGCCGGCCTCGGGACGATCCTGCTCAGATCCTTGGCCATCACTTCTTCCTTTTAGTTTCAGGAGGCAAGGTGATGTTAACCGGGCGATCCACTCCCTTGTAGTTGGCGTACTTGACGAACGGGTTGAATGTCTCCGCGACATCGCCCGTGTAGTCGTATCGATCCTTCACGACCAACGTGCCATCGGGCAACCGCTCGTACACAAACTGCCCGAGCGTGTTACGCAGATTGCCGGACTCGCTCATGTTCAGGTCGCTATCCAACATCGCCAACGGCATGCCCGTCTTTGGATTGCGACGACGGATCTGCTCACGGTGATGCGCGTAGTCCACGACGCCCGGCAGCGGCTTACCCGTCTTCTCGCTAAGGACAGGGTTCTTCTCGGCGATAGCGATCAGCTCACGCAGCTTCGCAAGTTCTTGCGCAGAGAAACTTCCTTCGGTCAACGGTGCGCGCTGTTTCCTAGGATCACGGACGGACTCAGCATACGTACGAACCTGCGCGGGAGCTCGCTCTAAAAACTGCTGAAGTGCCATTGCTATACCAGGAGCAACCGACTCTCCGCCTTTGGCAAAGCCAGGCACGTCCATGTTCAGACTTTGATCCCCGAGCCGTTCATCACGGACCATGCCACCGCCCTTCGGCATGTTGGTCATGTTATTCAGATAGCTCTGGTAACGATTGCCCAACTCCATCGCAGCGACAGAATCCAATGTCGGACGCGAGTTGCCACCCGGAGCAAGGAGGCCCGGACGAGGGCCCTTGGCCATGAGCTGCGACTGTATAACAGCGTCTTGATACGCATCGGGCAGATTGTCCGGATTATCCTTCGCCGTTCCATACAGCCGCTTCAATACGTCCAGCATATCTGGAGTGGTGAAGTATCCCGGCGGTGGCGGCTTGCCGCCGATACCTAGCGTTCTTTGCATTTGGCTAGGACCTTTAATGCTATCCGGCGTAAAGCCGCCGTAGTAACGCGACGCCTCGCCGCCATCGGCAAACCGACGCGCGACTAACGGGCCAGCACGATCGAGCGTCGAACGGGTGAGGTTCTTGCGAGCAAGATTGCCCACGTCTTCCTTCTTGCCCTTGACCTCTTCCATCAATGCGGCGAGTTGTTCGCTGGCTGACCCTTGGTCCGTGGACCCTGATCCTTTGCCAGCGGCTAACGACTCAAGGCTCATGCTCATGGCCTTACCGCGATCGGTCTGTGCGGACTTCGTAGTGGTGCGCTTCACGCTACGGGCGTTCGGCGACATGCGCACTTCCGTCGTCTCTTGCGCCGGCATGCTCGCGAGCAACTTCTCGAGTTCCGCTTTGGCAGAGTCGTCCTTGTCCGCTTCGCCGCCCTCGGCAAACATCAACGGCTGCACCA